GATAGAGGCCAACAAACCTGGTGAGCTGATGGGGAGTGCTATCTACATAGCTGAGCTTTGTAACTATGAATGCTCTCTTGAAGAGTTATCTGGCATGGTAAACCCTAACAGAAAGAAGGAGCTTACCCCTGAGCAGCTTGAGTTGATGGAGACTACTTACCTTGAATACCATGATGCATTGTTCTTGCATGAATTCAAGAACGGTTATTCTGCAAGGCCATATGCCAGCAGGTATGCATGGATGAGGACAAATCTACCTGACTTTTACATTGCACTTGATCTTTACATACTTGCCTCAGAAGAAGAAGCAAGGAAGTTTGCCAAGAAGTGCATAGCTGATGGAGAAGAAGGTATCGTACTCAAGCAATATGCTACTGCCCAATCAGATTGGGAGGCAGGACATAAAGGATACCGTATGGTGAAGATCGTACGAGGAGTAGACTTTGATCTTCTCTGTGTTGACACAGAAGAGGGCACAGGTAAGTACGCTGGTAAGATAGCTAATCTTCACTTCCAATGGAAGGATGGTAAGATAGTACAAGCGATGCTTGGCAAAGGATGGACTCATGATATGGCTGAGGATATGTTTAATAACCTTGCCACAGACTCACCAGTAGGCAAGATCTTTCAGGTCTATGCCTTGCAGGAAAGTAGCAAAGGGCTACTAAGGCTTCCCAAAGTAGGAGAGCTTAGACATGACAAGACAGAACCTGACGTATAGGAGGGTAATAATTGGAAGGAGGATATAATGAATTTAAACGAGAGTATAGATGCCGTGGATCTGGTCGATAGACTGATGACACACTTCCGGTATGGAGTAAAGCCTGATGATAAGGATATAATCAAAGCTTATGAGCTTGGCATAAGTGTCGCAGCTCTTAAAGCATATGTAGAGGAGGTTGAAATTGGAGAACAAGAGACTGATGATGAGCCAGAGTGGAACGAGTATGGAGAAGAAAGCTAAGCCAGTAGTATTCCCCAGGGAAGTATTAAGCTTTCTTGAGACTATCTTGAAACCTGCTGACCTAAAGCATACATCAAGCCAAGCTGACTTCATACGCAATGAAGTTCTTAGAGAGATATCAGCTAAGGTCAAGCGATGCCATTACAAGAGGAGCTACTGATGAAAATAAGAGTAGCATTAGATCTTGATCTACTTGCATTGATCACTATTGCTGAAAGATATGCAAGTGAGCGTGATGGGAGGTGGTGTGCATTGGAGTTCGATGTAGATAGGGCGTTGCACTTTGGTGCTATGGCTATACAAGACCCCAACCAGCAGATCTTCATTGCCTATGAAGGCAGTAAAGTTCAAGGCTTTATGTGGGTTGCCCTTACCTCTCCTATTTGGTCTTCTGATATCATAGCTTATGATGTGTTCTTATATGTTCACCCTGAGCATAGGAACCTATCAGTAGCCAAGGCATTGGTAGATGAGTTTGAGGCATGGGCTAAGGCATGCGGTGCCAAGGCCATACATACAGGTGCTAACAGTGGTATCTTCAAAGACAATGCTGCTGCTGCACTATACGAGCATCTTGGCTACCAGCCAGGAGGCTATAACTTTTACAAAGAAATAGAGGAGGATTAATCATGGGAGGAAGTTCACCAGATATGCCAGATCCGGCAGCAAGACCGCAGAGGGTAGTTGAAGTAGACGCAGAAGATATTGAGATTGGAACCTCAGATATGACAGAGGGTACTGACCTAAGGACTCAAGGTAAGAGAGCCTTGACCAAACCCTCTGGAGGTAAACCTACCTCTGGACTAAAGATTTAAAAGGAGGTCTTAATGTCTTTATCCCTGTTGAAACAGATCAAGCAGGGTAAAGGTAGTTCAGTTGCTATAGAGGGTAGGTACAATCACCTATCCTCTGACCGTAATGGCTACTTAGACCGAGCAAGGGAATACTCTCGGTTCACTTTACCCTATGTACTCCCTGATGATTCTAACCTTAACAGAGGTGGTGCTGCTAACCAGCATGGCTACCAAGGTATAGGCGCACAGGCAGTAAACCATCTTGCAAACAAGTTAACCATTAACATGTTCCCTACTGGTCGATCATTCTTTAACCTACAGTTTGATGAGGTAGCTAAGGATAATCTCATTGGTGACGGGTATGATCCAACTCAGCTATCAGAGTTGTTAGTAGAAGCAGAGAACAGATGCACGACATTCCAGCAGAAGGTAGCAGCAAGGGTTGCCTATACTGAGGCTTTTAAGAACCTACTCATATCAGGTAACGTATGTATGTACCTTCCTGGTGATGGTTTCCTACAGGCTATCAAGTTAGATCGATATGTCATCCAGAGAGATCTGAGTGGCAAGATGACAGAGATCATAACTGTCCAGCAGAAGGCATTCAACACCATGTCAGAAGAAGTTCAGCTCGGACTGAAATCTATCAAGGGTACTGAGTGCCCAAAAGAAGATGATGAAGTTAAGATCTACACATGGGTTTATCGTAAGGATAAAGAAACCTTCTGTGTCATTCAGGCTGTCAATGATGTAGCTATCAAAGACTACCAAGAGATAGCAGAAGAAGACCTACCCTGGAAACCTCTCCGTTGGAATAGTACCTATGGAGAAGACTATGGTAGAGGACTATGTGAAGATCATGCAGGTGACTTCTATGTAATTGAGTTCCTGTCAGAGGCAGTAGCCAAAGGTATGGCTCTCATGGCTGACATCAAGTATTTGATCAAGCCAGGTAGTCAGACTGATATTGATGAGATATCAACTGCTCCTACTGGTGAGTGGGTGTTCGGTTCCTTAGATGATATTGGAGTCCTCCAGCTTGAAAGATATGCTGACTTCACACCTATCTCCAATGTATTAGATCAGTACAAACGTAGGATAGGCCAAGCCTTCCTGCTCAACTCAGCAGTAAGAAGAGATGCTGAGAGGGTGACTACTGTAGAACTGAGGATAGATGCACAAGAGCTGGAGACTTCTCTTGGAGGTGTCTACTCTCTACTCGCTCAAACCATGCAGTCACCATTGGCTCTACTCTACTTGAAGAGGGTAGGCTTTCCTCTACCTGATGGCACAGTTCTCCCTAACATTATCACCGGCCTTGAAGCCTTTGGTAAGATAGGAGACTTGGATAAGATAAAGCAGTATACAGAAATGATGCAGCTTCCACAAATGTGGCCAGCCCAGGTACAAGAAGGAACAGACTTCCTTGTCTACTCAAGAGAAGTAGCAGCAGCACTGAGCATGAAGATGCCCTGGACATTATCAGAGGAGCAGCTACAGGCTAAGAGGCAAGCACAAGCAGAAGTACAACAGCAGCAACAGATGGCTGAGGCTGGCATTAATGCTGCACCAGAGTTGGTTAAACAAGCAGGGCCAGATATATTGAAAGGAGGTAAATAATGGAAGAGAACATAGCACCAGTAGAACCAGCAGTACCAGCAGCACCAGCACCACCAGCTCAGGAGAGTGTTGCCCCCGTAGTGGCCCCTGAGATTAAACCAGATGCAGTCGCACCAGTAGAACCAGCAAAGCCCACAGAGACCCCTAAAACAGGCTCAGAATGGACTCCGGTTACTGAGGATATTACTATCCCTGGAGTTAAATATGGGGAGTACAATGTAGATGTCAAGATCCCTATCGAGATTGCTAATATGGCAGGAGAGAAGGGAGTAGATATTGAAGCTGTATCAAATGAGCTGTATGCGTCAGAGGATTTTAATCTATCTGAGGAGACGCTGACGGGCCTATATGAAGCGTTTGGGAAATTTCAGGTAGATACCTACCTCTCTCATATCAAGTCCTCTAACGACTCTATGATCAACTCTCACAAGGGTGAAGTAGAAACCAGAAGCAAGAATGAAGAAGCAGCCTGGAATGCTACCATGGAAGTCATGGGAGGTGAAGATAGGTGGGAAGATTTGTCAGCCTATGCCTCTGCTAAGCTCGATGCAGAAGAGATAGAAGAGTTCAATGAGGTCATGGATAAAGGCTCACTGCGTATGCAGCAGCTCATGATCAAAGATCTCTATGGTAAGTTTGCTGCCGAGGGTGCGCCAGTTGCTCCGGTAATCCTTGACCTTGAGGAAGGTGAGACAGGAGGAGATCCTGGTAAGGTGCAGTCAGCTCTTACCTCTGATGCCTATCTTGATCTTATCAAGACTGGAGAGTACAAGAAAGATCCTGCAAAGTATGATGCTCTAAGGAGAGCTGGTATGAAAAGAGGGATCTGATACCTTGCTTTCTTCTCTACTTTTTAATTAGGTTGCATCAGAGAAGAGATAGAATAAGAAGAAAGAAAAGAAAGAGAAGAGAGCTTAGTAGTCTAAGATTGCTAAGCTCTTCCTGATAACTTTAACAATAAGGAGAAATACAATGTCTGACAATCTACTTGTCAACCCTGCTGTCCCTAATAACAACGAGGTTGATACCCTTCTCATCGAGAAGTTCAATGGTGTCGTACACCAGCAGTACCTTGAGGGT